GGTGAACGCGGCCCCCCGGCTTTTGGACTCTGCGTGGGCAGGGGATAATCCTATACATTTCAATGACTTACGAACGCGCTCACGGGCAAAACCTACCATTCTAGCATGGCGTGATATACTTGCTACACTCGGAGGTAATATGTCAGAAGTAACAACGAATGAATTGTGCGGGATTTTCGGCATCACGAAACAGTCCGTCTACGAGTGGATAAAAGAAGGGTGCCCGACCACTCATAACGGCGGACAAGGGACTGGAAAATCCTATAAATTCGATACCGCTGCGGTCGCTGCGTGGATGCAGAAACGTGCCGTCGCCAAAGCTGGCGGATCCGGCGCGATGTCCAAGGACGAGGCGCAGATCCGGAAGTTATCCGCTGAAGCAGAACTGGCGGAGCTGGAATTAGCCAAGAAGAAAGAACTGGTTGCCGACCTGGACGAGGTGGAGCGGGCGCTAGCCAATAAATTTGCCGAGGTTGGTTCCAGGCTACGGAAAGTACCAGAGCGGTGCGTTATGCGTATCATCGGCGAGAACGACGAAACATACATCAAGAAGGTGATCCTGGCCGAAATTGACGAGTGCCTGGAGTCCCTGGCGCATCTTGATCTGGGCGACGAGGCGGAAACCGATGGCGAAGAGTGATTATCGCAATCCAGACGGCATCTCCCGCGTATTGCGAAACGCCAGTCAATTTCTGAGACCACCACCAGAGCTATTGCCGTCCGAATGGGCGGAAAAGAATATCAAGATCCCCCTTGGCAATGCCATACCGGGGATGCTGCGATTTGACAACGCGCCCTATCAAGTCGAACCGCTGAATATGCTGGCCGATCCGTCCTGCACCCGCGTGACACTGATGTGGGGGGCGCAGACGGGTAAAACGCTACTGATCAACTGCGCCATCGGGTATTACATCGCGCATGAGCCGGTCAGTCAGATGATGATGCAACCGTCGCAAGGTGACCTGCACACATGGTTGGAAACCAAATTGAACCCGATGGTGGACAGCAACGAGGTCTTGCAAGAGCGTATCGCTAAGCCTCGTAGTCGTGAGGGGGTGAACAACCAGGCGATGAAATCATACCCCGGCGGATTCCTGATGTTCGCATGGGCCGGATCGCCCAGAACCATGCGCGGGCGCTCTGCTCCGAAGATCTATTGCGATGAGGTGGACGGCTACGAGTTCAACGCTGAAGGCCATCCGGTCAACCTGCTCTGGCAGCGGGCGGCGACGTTCGGCGATCAGCGTAAATTGCTGGTTACCAGCACCCCGACCATTAAGGGTGTGAGCTTTGTCGAGTCCAGTTTTGATGAAGGGGATCGCCGCCGATACCACATCCCATGCCCGCACTGCGGAGACATGATCCATTTGAAATGGGGTCAGGTGTTGTGGGACAAAGACGAGAACGGGGCGCACCGCCCGGAAACAGCGATGTATTACTGCCAGTCGTGCGGCGCGGGTATCACAGACGGACAGAAACGCGCAGCACTCCGGCATGGGAAATGGATCGCGGAAATGCCTTTCCGGGGCCATGCCAGCTATCACCTGAACGAGCTGTATTCGTCATTTCGTAAATGGGGCGATATCGTGCAGTCGTTCCTGGAAAAGAAGGCTAATAACGACATTCAGAGCTTCGTCAACGTGTCACTGGCTGAGACATGGGAGGAGATCGGGGAAGTTGCCGATCCGGTTGGGATGCAAGCTGCGGCGGAGTCCTACGATAGACGGTCGAATATGCCAGAAATCGTGCTTGTGACCGCTGGTGCGGACGTTCAGAAAGACCGGATTGAGGTCGAAGTGGTGGGATTTTCCAAGGGCGGAACCCCCTGGGTTATCGAAACCGTGGCGTTTTTCGGTGATCCAAAACTGCTTCTGTCCAAAGGGAAGGAGCTTGATGACTACCTGAACGGCACATTTTGCGGCATGAAGATCGCCTGCACCCTGATTGACTCCGGTTATCTGACGGATTTTGTCTACGATTTCACGAAAAAGCGGCACTCCAGGCGGATTTTCCCCAGCAAAGGGGAGTCCGGAACCCGTGAATTGGTCAGTACACCGAAGCAGACGGGCGCGAAACGCGCCATGCTGGTGAAGATCGGCGTTGATCCGTTGAAAAGAACGCTATTCGCGCTGTTGAAGAACCCTGGGACACAGATTCACTTCTCTAACTCGCTACCGGCGGAATGGTTCGGGCAGTTGAGCGCGGAAAAGATGGTTTCCCGCAAAGTGAAGGGTTACGACAAGCTGGAATTTGTGAAAGTGAAGGATCGCAACGAAGCCATCGACATGACGGTTGGCGCGATGGCCGCCATGCACAGTTTGAACCCGAATTGGGAGAAACTTGGCAGTCATGTCGAAAAAAAGCGTAGTTTTGAACATGACCCTGAGCCGATACCAGAGGTGGAAAGCCAATTACCACCTACTCCGATTGAAAAAAGAAGACTGCTGCGCCGCAAACCCGCTCGCAGTTTTGTAACAGGTTGGCGTTAAACCTTGTTTTACGGTAGAATTTGACGATGCGAATCCATGTTACACTGACCGACGAGACTGCAACCGAGGCATACACCGTGCGCGGATGGGAGTCTTTTTTGTTCGCGAGTGGAAACTTTGCTTCCGGCCAAATGGTTACGGAGTTTTCACCAGACGGGTCCACTTGGTTTCCGGATGAGAACCTGACATTCTCTGAAAAATCCTTTGAGACATTCCGCGCCGCACCGACTATCTACTTCCGGTTCCGCATGGAAAAGACACTTTCCACGCCCAATGTGGTTATCGTACTGCTATGAGTAGCGTCACCTGGCCGAAGAAGCAATTAATTGACGACGGTATTGGCCTCTCGGTAGACGCATTCGCCAGAATGCGCGTGTCGAATCCTACTACCGTATTCGACAGTCAGTTACAGTACGACAAACAACCGCTGCTCTGGGATGAATGGGGCACGGGAACCAGCACACATAACGCGAATGAATCCACAGTTACCATGTCGGTCACATCCGGGCAGTCACTCTACCGGCAGACGTGGGCATATCATCGATATCAGCCGGGCAAATCACAGCTTGTTATTCTCACAGCCCGTTGCGGATCGTGTACCAACGTTCGCATTGTCAAACGCTCGAAAGTTTCAGGCGTTGTTGTCGATACTTCTGTTGATATCGGCGATTGGAGCGAAAGCAACCCGTCGGATTACGATTTTGAATCGTCAACGATATTCTGGATGGACATCGAATGGCTTGGCGTAGGATCGGTAACAACAGGGATATTTCGAAACCGTCAGCCTGTCCCGCTGCATCAGTTTCACCATGCCGGGTTAATCGATTCGACCTACATGACAACCGCCAATCTGCCGTTACGGTACGCGATTGTCAGTGATGGTGCGAGTGTTAAAAAGCAATACGGCTATTTTGACGACGACAACGGGATTTTCCTTGAGGTTGAGGATACTTCTAGCGCATCCGGAAGCATGAAGCACATCTGCTCAACGGTCATCAGCGAGGGCGGACAGTCACACGAAAACGCCTATTATTTCGCGGCGCAATCGCCATCGGGTACCCCAATCACGGTCAGCTCTACCGAAATACCGCTGCTGGCGATCCGGCCTAAAAGCACATTTAACAGCGTCGTCAATCGCGGGATGATTCGGCCTGGTCATTTCCATATTGGCGTGCTGACGAACGATATAGTTTTTCGAGTGTATTACAATGCGACGGTGACAGGCGGATCGTGGACCAGCGCGAATGCGAATAGCATTACCGATTATAATGTGACGGCGACAAGTTTCAGCGGCGGCATTATGCTGGATGTGGATTACGTTCTGGGAGGCAAACAGTCCGGGCAATCGTTCAGTTCTGATGAGGCTAGTAAATACCCGCTGACGCTGGATCATGCCGGAGCGAATCCGAAAACATTCCTGGTAACAGGGCAACGAATTGGAAACAGTGACGCGACGGTTGTCGCGTCGATGCAATGGGAGGAAGTGCGGTGAGCAACGCTTTCGACTCCGGCAACTATCCGATAAGGATTCCGCAAGTCCTTGTCGCCGGGGACAGATGGGCGTGGAAACGCACCGATCTGTCGTCAGACTATGGTGCCGGGTATTCGCTTTCTTACGAATTGACAAAGTTTGGCGGGGCTTCACCGATCACGGTGGACGCATCGTTGAGCGGAACGGAGTACATCGTTGAAGTATCACAGGCTACCACCGCCGCATACGCCGCTGGTGATTACTCTTGGGCTGAGATTATTACTCGCGATAGTGATGATGAGCGTATTCGTCTTGATTACGGTACTTTGGTTATTCGGCCTGATCCTGCGGTTAGTTCTGCTGATCCCCGCAGCCATTCGCGAATTGTTCTGGATGCCATCCGTGCTGTTATCGAAGGTCGTGCGACGCTCGACCAACAGAGCTACACCATAGCCGGGCGCGAATTGGTGAGAACCCCTATTCCAGACCTGCTTGCCCTGGAAACTCGGTACAGCCAGAAGGTTAAAACCGAAGATGACGCGGAAAATATACGCCGGGGCCTGAATAGCGGCTCGCAAATTGTCGTGAGGATGCGCTGATGTGGCCTTTTAAGCCTAAAAAACAAATACCCAATGACGTGAAACGCGCATTGAAGGCTTATCCAGACGTGAAAAAACGCCTGTTTGATGCTGCGAAATCCGAGCATTTCTGGGCAAACTGGTTAAATACCAGCCAATCGATTGACAACGTGATCTATGAAGATCACGCGAATCTGGTGGCAAAGAGCCGGGAACAGTACGCCAACAACGATTATGTGAAACGGTTTGTGAACCTGTGCCAGACCAACATCGTCGGAGAGTCGGGTGTCAACGTTCAGTCCACGTATGGCTCTGGCAATGATACAGATTACGCCATCCAGGAGATGATCGAGTCCTACTACGCTCGATTTTCCGAGGCCGTTGACCCGGCAGGCCGACTGTCGCGGGCGGATTTTGAATCCCTGGCAGTACAGTCCTGTGTCGTTGACGGTGAAGCGTTCATCCTGGAGCGGGAAGGCAAGCAGTACCCGTTCGGAGTAGCGTATTCGTTCATTGACCCGATCCTCTGCCCGATCCAATTCAACGATGATGCGCGGCGGATACGGTTCGGGATTCGGTATAAAGACGATTCTCTGGAAATTCCGGATGCCTACTATTTCTACAAATCCCGATCACCTAATGTCCTGAATCCGGTATATCGCGGCGGTGTGAATGAGCAGGATCTGATGGAGATTGCCGCCTCGCGCATCATCCACCTGTTCCGCACGGAGTGGGTTGGTCAGCGGCGTGGTATTCCGTGGATCGCAACCAGTCTGGCGAGTCTGAAAAACCTGGATGGTTTTGAAGAGGCCGCAATCATTGCCGCCAGGGTCGGCGCATCGAAGATGGGATTTTTCTATACCGAGTCCGGCAATGAGTATTCGGGCGAAAGTGATACGAATGGTAACGTCGTCATGAACGCGGAACCGGGGTCATTCGAGATGCTTCCGGAAGGCGTGAAGATCGCCGACTGGAACCCGGATTATCCTAATACCCTGTATGGCGAATTTGTTTCAAGCGCCCTGAAACGTATTGCTGTTGGCATGGGTGTGAGCCATCACGCCCTGGCCGGTGATATGAGCGGGGTTAACTACACCAGCTCTCGAACAGCACTTCTTGATGAGCGTGACAACTGGAAACGCACACAAGGTTGGCTTATCAACGGTTTATGTCGTAAAATGTTTCGTAAGGTAACATCTGTCGGTGTTCGTACCAGCCGACTTGATCTACCTTCTCGGAACATTGACGACTACCTGAAGGCCAGCTACCAGGGTAGACGATGGCAATGGGTGGATCCCTACAAGGATATGGCCGCTGCCGAAACTGCTATCAATCTCGGTGTGCGTAGTCGCGCAGATGTCATGCGCGAGCTAGGCAAAAACCCCGAAACGACTTGGGCTGAAATATTGAAAGAGCGCGAGATCATGGAGGAGTTGGGATTGTTAGTTGAGCCGACAACACAAGGCAATGTTGATGACCGAGAAAACACCGATGACCCGCCGCAAGATTGATGACATGATTGGTCAGCGCCAAGAGCGGAATGCGATCTTCGCTTCCGAGCAACTTGGTGCCGTTGATCATGAATCCAGAACGGTCATGCTGGCGTTCAGCTCCGAAGAACCCGTTGATCGCTGGTTTGGTCGTGAAATACTCGACCATGACCCGATGTCTGTTGATTTGACGCGCCTGTTAACCGGCGCACCCCTGTTGCTTGAGCACGACCCGTCCAGACAGATCGGCGTGATTGAATCCGCGCACCTGGATCCTGACCGTGTTGGCCGTGCCAAAGTCCGTTTTTCCCGATCCCAGCTTGGTGAAGAAATTTATCAGGATGTGGTCGATAAAATCCGCCAGAAAGTATCCGTCGGGTACGTGGTTCACAAGTACGAGGCGGATCCCGACGACGAGAATACATTTCGTGCCGTGGCATGGTCGCCACTCGAAATATCAGTGGTCAGCATCCCAGCGGACAACCGCGTGGGAATTGGCCGATCCCTGGAAACTGTTAAACCCGAACCGAAAGAGGTAAAACCTATGTCTGATGACATGAACAACGTCGCGGCTCCGATTGATGTCGCCGCAATCCGTGCAGAAGCTGCACAGAAAGCCCGTAGTGAGGAACTGCGCCGGGTGAGCGAGATCAACAAGATCGCGTCACGTCATGGCGTTGCAGACATGGCTGCGGATTTTATCGATGGTGGCAAGTCCGTCGCAGAATTCACTTCTGCCGCACTGGAGGAAGTCGCTTCACGGGCTGTTGCCAGGGACTCCGTACCTGCAACTCAGCTCGGCATGAGTCGTAAAGAAACCCAGCAGTACAGCATCATGAACGCCTACCGCGCTCTGGTGACTGGAAATTGGAAGAACGCTGGCTTGGAACGCGAAGCCAGTATCTCGATTCAGGACAAACTTGGTCGTGAATCCCGTGGTTTCTTCGTTCCCTGGGAAGTGCAGACCCGCGCTCAGAACACCCAGACCATGACCGCAGGCGGTTCGTTGGTCGCTACGGATCTTCGCCCTGGCTCGTTTATCGACCTGCTTCGCGCCAACAGCGTGGTGATGGGTCTTGGTGCCAATATGCTGCCCGGATTGGTCGGCAATGTGGACATCAGCAAGCAGACCGGCGCTTCTACCTTCTACTGGCTTGGTGAAGGCGAAGATGGCACGGATTCGGAACTGACGTTTGGTGTCGTTTCGCTGGCCCCCCGCACTGTCGCAGGCGCGATCCCGATCACCCGCCGCATGATGATGCAGTCCACCCCGTCCATCGATGCCCTGGTCATAAATGACCTGTCTATCGGTGCTGCCCTGGCGATGGACGATGCGATCCTGGAAGGCGACGGCGTTAAAAAGCCTTTGGGTATCGTGAGCGTCACGGGCGTGAACACCCAGACCGTTTCTTCTGCCGGATCCCCCACCTGGGCGGAATTGGTTGGCTTTGAAACGAAGGTTTCCGCTGCGAATGCCCTCGCTGGAAATCTGGCCTACGTGACTACTCCGACTGTTCGTGGCAATCTGAAAACGACTGCCAAGGATTCCGGTTCTGGTCTGTTCCTGTTGGAAAACGGAAACGCCAACGGCTACCCGGTTGCCGCTACTTCGCAACTGACCGCCAGCCGCATTATCTTCGGCAACTTCTCGGACGTGCTGATTGGCATGTGGGGCGTGTTGGATATCGAAGCCGACAAATCGACCCTTGCCGCTTCTGGTGGCACGGTCATGCGGGCGTTCCAAGATTGTGATTCAGCGATCCGCCATGCTGAATCCTTCTGTATCAACGCTTAATGAAGGTTGAGTTAAAACGGGGCGTGGTCGTCAACCGGCGACCATGCTCTCCCGGCGAACAAGTGGATGTTTCCGACAGCGATGGCCGGAAACTCATCAGCGCAGGCGCTGCCGTCCGCGTGTTAGAGGTTGCGGCGGAACCTGCGGAAGTGAAAGTGTCTGCGCCGAAGAAATCTGTTCGTCGGCGAAACAAACTTGATGATTGAAGGAGTCCGAAATGGATCTTGAAAATAGCACTACCATCGTTCAGGTTATTGACCCTGCGGTCACTACCGGAGATGTAAATAGCACCAGCGTGAACCTGGCTGGTTTCCGTGATGTCACGTTTATTGTGTCGGTCGGTGAGTCTGGCGATACCCTGTCTGGTTCCGTGAAAGTGGAACTGGAAATGCAGGAATCTTCCGACAACAGCAACTGGACAGCTTGTGCGAATGCGTCGATTACGAATGCCGTTACCGGCACCAATACCGGCACGTTTGCCGTTATCGATGCTGCTGCGGAGGACGACGTGGTTAAAACGTCGAAATACCTCGGCAACAAGCAGTACGTCCGTGTTGTCCTGAATCTGACCGGCACTCATACCAACGGCATACCGATTGGCGCTGTTGCGGTCAAATCCGGCGAGAACTACAAGCCGTAATGCCTGATGTATCGGCGCTCTTTGGGTCATGCGTGGGTCGTAAAACCCTGCATGGCCCTGAGAGCGTTGGTATGATCGCTGCCGTCATCGCTATTAAATAGGTCGTGCCATGCCATTCACTGAGGATCTGACCGCGTTTTTTAACCCGGACGACTTCGGGACTGCGGTTACTTATAACGGTGGAACCATCTACGGCATATTCGACAACGAGTATGTGGAGATCGGCGCCGTTGCTACGCTCGCACCTATTTTGACCTGCCGCACGTCCGATGTGTCTGCCGCATCGGAAGGAACCAGCATTGTGATTGGTGGTGTCACCTATCAGATCATGGTCAAGCAACCGGACGGAACCGGCGTTTCAAGACTGATCCTGGAAAAGCAGTAATGGCCGGATCGCGATCTGCCATACGCGGATTATGGGCAGCGCGGTTATCTGGGCTTCCTACCACGGGCGACAATGTCTTTACATCGCGGGTGTACCCACGAAACGCATTACCGTGCCTGAATATCACAACCCCATCGGATTCTGAACTAGATACCATGGGGCGGAATAAAACATACACAACAACGGTCATGGTTGTTGCTCATGTTTCCGCTACACCCACCGCAGATGATATACTAGATGACATCGCCGCTGAGGTCGAAAACGCCGTTAATTCCGACGTTTATTTCAGCCGCAATGCCATTTATACCGAATTGGTTGGATCGACATTCGACTATATCGCCGGGGGCAGTCAACCCGTTGCCGTAATGTCGATGGAGTTTCGCATGATGGTGAGCAGAATTAACCTGAGCCGTATCCTGCTGGAAAGTGAGGCAGGGTTTATCCTGCTGGAAGATGGTTCATATCTTAGGCAGGAATGATGGCACACGCAAGACAGCAGGTTAGAGAGGCACTGGCAACACAGATCACGGGGTTAACCACTACCGGATCCAGTGTCTATCAGTCTCGAACGTACCCGGTTAACACCCTGCCGTCCATCACGGTCATGAACACCCGCGATGAGGTTCGGGAGGAGACACAGGGCGGCAACCAACGTCGATCCCTGGCGGTCACCCTGACCTGCCGTGCCAAGGCCAAGGATGATGTGGACGATACTCTGGATACCATCGCCGCCGAGGTTGAGACTGCGGTCAACGCGGATCCGAAATTAGGTGGGCGCGTGATTGATACCGCGCTGATCGTGACGGACATCGAGTATGCGGACGGTGGCGAACAGCCAATCGGTGTGCTCCGGATGGAGTATGAAATTTTATATCTTGTTAACAAAGCCGACGTTTCGGTTTTAATTTAAGAGGTGACATTATGACGCAGTATCATGGTAAAGACGGTGCGATCTACACCGGGGCGAACGAAATTGGTGAAGTGACCGACTTCTCTTTGGATGTCAGCGTCGAAACCTATCAGACCATCGAACCAACCCTGTCAGACCCGGATCCGTGGATTACCCACGCACCCGGCGCTCGCAGTTGGACGGCCACCATTGAAGCCAAATACGACCACGGCGACACCAACGGCCAGGAAGCGTTGATGGCAGACCTTCTGGCTACCGATCAGACGACCGCTAGTTTCACGGTGTACCCGACTGGTAACACTTCGGGGCATGACGCGATTTCCGGAACCGGGGTGATTACCGGGCTGTCCAGCTCTACCGGAATCGGTGGAATTGTGAATCGCACTTTTACCATCCAAGGGTCTGGTGCTCTGGTTTACAGCGCCGTCGCTTAATGAGTTATGCTGGCTAGGGTAGCACCCGAAAACCGGAATTCCGAGGCCGGAGCGCCAGCGCCTTTACTTCTCGGAGTCTTATATCGGAGTGAGATATGAAACCTGAAATACTTGAAAGAGCCAAGCAGCATTTTCGCACCCAGATCAGCGGCGAAATGAAGGACATTAAAGTTCCTGAGTGGGGTTGCACGATCTATGTTCGACCCATGAACGGTATGCAACGAGATGCCATCATGAAAGCGGTTGCTGAGAACAAATTGTTCGAGGCGCAGGTGGAAACCGTCATTGCCCGATCCCTGGACGGGGATGGCAAAAAGATGTTTTCGCCCGGTCAAAAATCCGAATTCATGCGCGAAGTTGACCCGAAGGTGATCAGCCGCATTGCGTCCGAGATGGGGTCTTTTGAGTCACTGCTTGACGATGATGGTCTGGGGGTTGACGTTGACACAAAAAACTCCTAGAGGGCTGTCCGGAGCTGTTTAACTACTATGTACTGGCAGAGACTATCCATATGCCAGTACATGAGGTGATGCAGTTCCCGATAGCTGAATTGGAGGGTTGGTGGGCGTACCTACAGATTAAACAAGACCAGTTGAAAAGGAAGTAGGAAGATATGTCTACGACGACCGAAGTCCGTGTTAATTTTATCGCTGATGATCGCACCCGGCGGGATTTTGACCGGCTCAATCGTCGTGTTCAGACATTGCAGCAGAGACTGCTTGGTTTGGGTAAATCGATAGGGGATGCGCTTGGCGTTACCCGTGCAAGAGCCGTGGCTGGGTTTGCTGCGGCTGTTGCATACCTGACCAAATCCGCATTTGAGGCAGGTATGGAAATGGACTCATACCGCAACGCTTTGGAGGCGGTTACCGGGTCTACACATGACGCGAATCAGGCCATTAATTACCTGATACAGTTCTCCAATCGTGTCGGGGTGTCGTTTACAGCGACCGCCGATGCGTACAAGAAATTCGCCATCGCCGCTAAAGAAGCAGGTATGTCGTCGATTGACGCTAACTCCGCGTTCGAGGCCGTCACCAAATCCGCTGCTGCGATGGGGCTATCCAGCGAAAACACCCGACTGACACTTAAAGCCCTTGAGCAGATGATCTCAAAAGGTGTCGTTATGGCAGAAGAGTTGCGGGGTCAGCTCGGAGAGCATTTACCAGGCGCGTTTGGTCTTGCGGCTAAAGCGATGGATGTCAGCACCGCAAAGCTCATCAAGATGATGGCAAACGGGGAACTGTTTGCCAATGACCTTCTGCCGCGCTTGGCGAAAGTTTTGGAGGAGAAGTTCGGGCCGATTGCTGTGAAGGCGGCAGAACAGGCTCGCGCCTCGCTGGAGCGTTTGAAGAACGAGTGGTTCCTGCTGAAAGCGAAGATTGCATCGTCTGGGCTTGGGAAAGCCGTTTCAAAGATTCTTGACGCGATTGCGGCCAGCTTTAAGTTTCTGGGCGACAACATTCACGATGTCTCCTTGGCGTTTATTGATTTCGCTATCGCCGGTATCAAATCCGGCAACATACTTGAGTATGGCCTAAAAGCTATTTTTGAGCGCGTAAAAACTGCTTTTTACGAAACCTTTATCGACAACCCCAAGGATGGGTGGTTTGACCGTTTCACAAACTGGGTGTCAAAAGGTGTCGATATGCTTGGCGTTACCATTAAGATCAATAACGTACTTGGTCGGATGGATGAGGCGCAAAAGAGCCTGAACATGAATACCAAGGAGGGTCTGGATAAGTTCTCCGCAATGCAGGTCGAATTGTCCGATTTGCAGGCTGAGATGGAGGCACTGAATAAGGGAAGCGATGAGCCGAGCGAATTCGCCCAGGGATTGATCAAATCCTTGGAAGAGGCCCGTGCTTTGATAGAGGAAACGAAGGCCGCATGGAACTCCGGCGCGAAGCCCGCCACGTGGAAAAAGGCCGGAACCGAGGAAACCACACCAGACCCAACAGCAGATCAGTTGAAGCAGTTGGAGACATTCCGGAAACTGCGCATGAGCGAAGTGCAGATTGTTGAGGACAGCTATCGGCAACAGTTGGCGGCGGCAAAGAAGTTAAACGACGCTAAATTGTTAGAGGGCGATGACTACAATCAAACGGTGACCGCTTTGGAGAACCAGCGCCGCTCTGCCTTGGCTGCACTCGACGCAGACGCGCTAAAAAAGTTTCAATCCGCTTCCGAAGCCCGCATCGCGGTTGTCGCAGCGGGGCTTGATCATGAATTGGCATTACGTGAGGCGAGTGGTGCATCCGAAGCGGACATCGCAAACAAGAAGTTTGCCAACGAATTGACTTTGTTGCAGGCTAAAAACAAGGAGAGGCTCGTCACAGATGAACAATATCTGGTCGAACGCGACCGTCTGTTTGCCATCTACAATGCCCAGCGACTGCGGCGCGAGCAGATGACGGTGGATGAGCAGAAGAGCATCACGTTAAACGCGATGAGCAGTCTTGGTCAGGCAATGATGGCCGGTGGTAAGCGGGAGTTTGAGGTAGGGAAAATCATCTCCGCGTCAACCGCCATGATTAACACGTACCAGGCCGCAACCAAGGCTCTTGCCGATGGCGGGGCATGGGGATACGCGGCTGCCGCTGCGGTTTATGCCGCTGGTATGGCGCAGGTTCGCAACATCATGCGCACCAAGTACAACAGCGGTGGGTCAGGTGGATCCGCTCCTTCCGGTGGTGGGTTCTCAGGATCTCAGATGGGTGGTGGTCAGCAGCGTCTGGCACCGCGTGAAATACGTGTTACGGGCGTTGGCGAGAATAGTATAATGACCGGACGTGCTGTGCTGGATCTCATCCGGCAGGCGGTTGGCGATGAAGGCAACGTGAGAATTTCATATGGCTAGTTATATCGGGTACCACAATCTGTTCGACATCGCCACACCCACCCAGGAAGTTGCGGGCGGGGGCGGCACTCAGACGGACGTTGAGAATGCTGTGGACTATTACCTGGTTGACACATGGTCTTATATCGGCGGCACAGCAGCGCGTATCATCATCGATACCGGCGATGATAACTCGACCGCTGACTACATCGGCATTGCCGGACACAATCTGTCCGGGGCAACGAGCCTATCCGTCCAATACTCAACAACGAGTGGTCCGTATTCGTGGCAGGGGGCATACACCCCGACGATCAGTTCGGATCGGACATTTTTTGGCATCTTCACGCAACAGACCGCCCGGTATTGGTCGGTGCTGATCAACGGCGCGTCATGGTACGTCGGGCATATCAGTCTGGGCAATCGCCTGGAGGTACAGGTGTCCATCGACAGTTACCAGCGCACAAAATTTGCGGACAACTCCCGCTATGTGCGATCCGTGAACCAGAACGGTATCCACCTGGGTACGTCGGTGATTAACGAGGGTTCCAGCTTCGGGATTCGATTGATCCCCCGCGATCTGTCATGGTGGGATAGCAACTGGCCGGATTTCCATGAGCATTTCCGCATAAAGCCATTTTTCTACGCCTACGACAGCACGGCATCCCCCATTGATGCAATATTCTGCGGGAACGCGGACAGCTCGGTTCCCATACCTACGAGGGCGAACGCTACTCAAGAGACAGTCACATTAAATGTGAGCGGGGTTTAAAATGTCCTATGAATCGCAGTCTGGTCGGTTCGTCGGCAGAAAACCGATTGTCATCATCGAGATGGATCTTGACTACTGCGCCAACGAGTTCGGCGTAGAGGCGTGTACCGCAACCGTCGAACTGGTGGGCGGGGCGCATCTGAAATGCTACAACACGTTCGCCACTTGCCCCAAGAAAAAGGACTTCGCGCTTACCACTAAGACGTATAAATTCTGCGAGCCGCGCACCGCGTTAAAGCCAGGGTTGGGGATCTTCCCAGCAATACGCTCCATATCCGACGCACCGGCCCGAATCACTGGCAACGGGTTGGCAGATCGATCCGTCATTGACATTGTGATTGGGGATTTCAATTTCCATGACCGGGGGTTCGATCCATACATCAGCGACAGGCAGTCATGGCAGTTGAACCAGGGTACGTTCCTGTCTCGAATGAAAGCAAGGAACCCCTACTACACCAAGCGGATACTGCGCCGGAAAACCGGCTGGATTTCTGCGGACGGATCGCTCGATGATCTGAATTTCAACACCGAGGTGTTCTTCATCGAGTCGGTGTCACAACCGAACAACACCGAGGATTTCCGTATCCGCGCAAAGGACATTATTGGCCTGTCCGTCGCGGCGACCATACCGAAAGAGGCGGGGATCACCATTGGTAACATTGATGGACTGAAATCCGAATACGAGCAGTCCGACATCGAGTACAACTACCTGAAACTCGCTTTCACCCGCATGGGTGAAACCATGCCGTTTATTGACTACACGGCGGATGGTTCTATCCGCACATGGGAAAATACCCTGATCACATACGCGACGACCACCCCTTCCGGGCAGACGAGCAAAGAGTATGTAATTATTGACGAGGATGGATACCCGCAATACGTGAACGTTTCCGGGGGCCTGCCGTTCTTCGATGAGGAAGTGGACGGGTTCCAGGAGGTCATGATCATTTCGTCTGGCCTGTTCAATCTCAGCCACGGCAACGAGGTGACGGTTGCCATCGGTGACGAATTGATCACCGGGACGTGGAATGCCGCGTATCAGACGGTTGATAACATGAAACGCGCACAGTTCGGCACTACCCAAGGTACGCACGAATTTGGCGCGAGTGTGACTGTCGCTTTTGTGGTCAGCGATATGCACGCGGTCGATGTCATTTATGAGCTACTATCCGTTTACGCGGGCATCAGCTCTACATACTTTAACTACGCGGATTGGGCCGCATTAAGAGAAGCAACCCCCGCAGCGCGGTGCTCAGGGATTGTGTTCAAACCAACGAAGGTCAGTGCTGTCGTCGGTGAGTTATGTGCACAGTTCAATTTTGACCTGTATTGGGATACGGTCAACCAGGTTATTGTTATCCAGGATACCGCACCACAGATTTATTCAACCACAACGCTGCCGCTGGTTACGGACAATGAAATCCTGCTCGACAAACTGAACGTGTCAGAGGATTTCAGCGAACAGGCTACGTCCATGATCATTTATTATGATCTGTTGAACGCATCCGGAGATCTGGACGAGAAAGCCAACTATCGCAAAGCCATGATTAATGTCCGTGAAGAACAGGCATCCGATTTAGGCTACCGATCCGACAAGGCCAAAGAAGTTTTCTCCCGGTGGATCTACGACGAGAACGCCGCCAGATGGACAACCAACCGATACCTGGCCCGTCATGCGAACGGGAAGCGCGAGATCGAGTTTTGCTTGGACGCAGCGTATGCGGCCAGCATCGCCAGAACGACAACGCCCCAGATTACCATCCATTGCCCAACGGTTATATTCCTGTCCAGTTTTGACGGGAACAACGGGGATTCAACCTACACCTTCACCGATCACGCTGGGCGGCATACCATTGCCAATAATGGTCAGTACGCGGTATCCACGCCCATTAAATACGGCGTTGGTGCCCTATACACCTACCCGAATGGCGTTGGCGTTGACGGGGTATTGAATGACTTCTCGTTCGGTTCTGGTGACTTCTGCGTAGAGTTCTGGTTAAATCCTGTTGCGATTGACGCATACAGTAAACAGACTATCCTGCATTTCGGTGGCACAGCTCTGACGGCATCGACCACAACTGGCATCGAGTGGGAGGTCTACACATACCTTAACTACCTGCACTTCCGTTACAATGACGGAACCGACATGGTAGACGTGCAGACCAATTATGCTTACGGTGGTATTGTCGCAAATTCCTACTCCCACATCGCCATCGAACGGTACGGTGATGCGCTCGGTATCTACATCAACGGCGATTTGCGAGTCAGCACCGCGATAACCGGGGCGATCTACGACGTATCCAGCCCTCAAGGGTTGTGCATCGGGGAGAACACCAGAGCGTGTCCAGGATACGGTAACACCCCCGCTGACAGCACCGCAGGCGAATGGATCATCGACAACCTGCGGATATCGAAAGGTAGTTCCGTTTACCGGGTCGGCGGATTCGTGCCCCCCATCGATCCGTTTGACATCACCTGCACCATCGCAGGACGATTCGTCTTGGAGAGCGAGGCAGGTTTTGTGCTGATGGAGAACGGGGATTATCTGATTCAGGAGGATGATTACTAATGGGCGTTCTTTGGACTGGTGACAAATTTAATCTGCTATCCAGGGCAGTTCGAGGCGTTTCGGGCAATAAGACTGTTTCACAGTGGATGGTTACCGAAGCCTACGAGCGCGACGGTAAGTTGTATTATAAAGCGGTGCAGCTTGGCAACTACGGGCGCGATCTGGCCGAGGCCATCACGGGAACCAGTGAGGTGGATGTATCGACGGGGAACGAGCCTGGAGTTTTTATATCCGGAAAATACCGCACTGTCGCCCCATCCGGCACGAGCGATTACACCTCTGCTTCAGCGGCTGATAAGGCCGCTTACTGCTTTATAGGTCGCGCAGAATCCGGAAATGAGGTAGAATTTAGCAACGGCGATGCGGGGCATACAGTGGCCATATGAGTTATTCAACCATCCTTGATTCAGAGATTGACCAGGATTCCCCGGTCGATGAAGTCCTGCTTGGGAAGCTCCGAGACAACCCGATTGCGTTGGCTCGTGGCCTGACGAAAGCCACCAGCGGCGGCATTTACCCGAAAGCTCTGTCCTCATACACCAACGACAATGCCCTATCGTCGCAGTACGTTGAGCACATGAGTCCGTTAATTCAGATGCCCGCAGGCACGGACGTTATTTATCGATTCATCTGCCCCCGTGGGGGCGGTATCCGCATAGTTGGCGATTTTCAGACATACTATGACGCTGGCGGCACCGACAATCACGATTTTCTGTTTGCCTACTCCATCGATGGCGGATCCAATTACACCAACATTGTCAATACGTCCGGCGCGACCGATTTGAGTGACTGGTATATCGCAGGGACAGACACACCCGGCGCATCTGCCGCAGGCTCTTACTGCCGATCCGAAGATGAGCAGATAAACAGCATTTCAGACAACGGGTCCGTGCTGATCAAGGTTAATTTCAACCCGGACAGCGCGGGGTCGTTTGACTACTCGGTATTCCGGCTCTCTGTCCTGGTTAACACCCCAACAATGTGTACCGTGCTGGCATCTTATGCCAATGTCGGCGAGCATCCAATCCTCGTTGATACGACCGGCGCTGGTTATACCCCGATACCCTTGGATCTCAGCTAATGGGCGCAGTCAAACCACTTAAACGATACCCGGACACCGGGGCAATTCAAGGCCCGGCGGTCTATGCTACTGGCGACTATACACCTGTCGAGTACGGTGGCACGGGCGCTACGACTGCTGCTGGAGCGCGGGCGGCTCTGGGAACTGTCGGATCGACATGGAATCCGATTCTGACCAATACCACTAACATCGATTCCAGTTCTGCCTACCTGTCCTCATATATGCAACTGGGAGATATTGTTCATTGCTCCGGCATGGTTGATGTCGATGCTACCGCAGCGAGCGCGTGTGTTCTGTCTGTTAGTGTCCCGGTCGCGTCGGATTTCGCGAATGTGTATGAAGCGAGCGGGTTGTTGGTAGGGCAAGGTGGTGGGGTCGTTGGAAGCATTGAGGCCGACGCGACGAACGATTTGGTATTGTTCAAGTTCACCCCAACTGGCACGGCATCCGTTTCATACTTTTTCAATTTCACCTACCAGGTAAACTGAGATGGCTGACAGTAAAATATCGGCGCTGACCCAGAAAACCGACGCGGATTCCATCGAGACATACGAATTCGTTCTGGCGGACAGCGGGCTTAACCTGAACTACCGGATATCGGTACTCGATATCGGGCAATGGGTGGCCGCAAACTACCCCACCAGAGAAATCGAGGTCACTGACAACACCAACGCCGCGCTGCGTATCACACAGCTTGGCACGGGCGATGCGCTTCTTGTTGAGGATTCAGCCAGCACGGATAGTACACCGTTTGTCATCAAGGCAGACGGTAAGGTTGGAATCGGCACATCATCTCCGGAATTTCCAGTAGACGTGAGGGCGGATTCTGCGGTTAACGGATATATTCAGACAGTCGGCCAAACCGCTAACTCCGGGACTGTTGCAACCGTCAATTCTGACACAGCTAGTCACGCCCCTGGGTTTC